GCGCGCGCTTCTGCAGGCCAGAGAACACCTTGCCGTCTCGCTTCAAGTCGCGGTAGATGCGGTATTGGTCCGCGCCGCCCCCCTTGTCAAGCAGCACTGAGTCGTTCGGGCGGATGACGCCCATGTAGTTGCTCTCGAACGGATCGCGCGCGCGAGTGGCGACCTCGGACTGCAGATCGCCGCCCAGACGACGGCGCGCGCCCGATAGTTCACGAAACTGTGCGAGACCTTGCTTAGCCATACAGGAACCCTTCTATGCTGGAGCCGCGGCTCATACCTCTGCCGTCGCTCATGAACTCGGCCGGCCCGCGTCCGTTGAGGGCCGCGTGCTCGGCCAATGCGAGTGCGATCGCAAAGTCGCCGTGGCGCAGCAGCTCGGCGTCCTTCACGTCCTTCGTGTTGATCTCCGGCACCCGGGGAATGCCGTCGATATCGACCACAGAACGAAGATCCTCTTGCAGGTTCAGATCCCGCGGCAGGTCATAGTCGTCATCCTCGAACCGCTGAACCATCTTCGGCATGAACTCCGCGTACCACTTCACATTCAGCGTGATCTGGTGGATGACGTCGTGCCCGAATTCGTCAGCGGTGTACTCGGCGATCGTTTGGCCTGGCCCAGTTGCGTCGATGGAACCACCGTGCCAGTTCGGCAGCTTCCTGATCAGCCACCACAGAATGGCCTCCTGCTGGCGCGTCGGGACGTTTTGAAGCTCGACTGCAAAGGGAACCGTGCGACGTAGCGTTGGGCCGATTTGCAGAGGGACGATCTCGGTGAAGTTTCGGTGGCGGGCATAGTCCATGCCGAACACCGTCTGCTGCCGCGGATCGAGCAGCTTGAGCGCAGGCTCCATCGCGGTCTTAATCCAGGCCGCGGCGTAAAGCTTCCGCTCGAGGTCGCCCAGCCGCACGAAATCGTCGTCGAGCACCAAGCGCAGAACAGGCCGCTCGTAGCGCATCGCACGATCGATCCACACGCCGGGGATCGAGGCGCCACCGCCATCGCGGGGAATTGCGTCCAGCTCTTCGCGCATGGCCGCCTTCCGCGGGCCATATAGGTTGCGAATCTTGGAGTACCACTCGTGTTTGCCCTCGGCAGTGGGCGTGGTGCCCTTCATCATGCACACGCGCTCGTATAGACCGTTCTTCACCGCATCGTCGAATGTGGCAATGAGAACCTTGGCGCTGTTCCCGTAGCGCCCGGCCTTGATGTCCTCGATCAGTTGGTTGAACGGGTTCTTGCGGCCGTTGTGCGAGCTGATCACGCGAATCTTGCCGCCCCAGATCAACAGTGCCGTGGCTGCGTCCAGGACGGCCTGGACGTTCGGATGAAAGGCGGCTTCGTCCAGCACCACAATGCCCTGCAGGCCGCGAATGTTAGCTGGGCGCGACGAAAGCGCCGTGATGACGAAGCTCGATGCGAATCGGATCCGGTACGCGGTGATCTTGCGCGTGGTGCCGTCGTCCTGCTGATCGTCGAACAGGAACTCTTCGATATCGCTGATGCCGAACGCCTGAGCGCGTGCGATCACACGCGAAAAATGGGCGCTGTACCCGATGAACTCGAGGCCTTTCTCCTTCGTGTCGCCGATGTAGTAGACATTGTCACCACCGGCCGACTTCCGCGCCGCGGCGATCAGCGTGTCGCCGAGTGCCTCGGCGAACGTGATGCCGGTTCGGCGCCCTTTACCCGCAACCGCCAGGTCGGCCTGGCCGGTCAGCTCGAGCCAGTCACGCTGGTGCTTCATCAGCACGCCTTCGTCGAGCGGATTTAACCCCTCGGGAATCTCCTTCACCGAGGGCGGCAGCTCGTCCCACTCGACGATACGTTGGGTGTCGGAACGCGGCTTGAGCTTGGCGGTCATTTCAGCCCCAGCACCTGCTGACGCCAGAACATGACTTGGTCTTCATCCATGCCCTGGGCGCGCGCGGCTTTCTCTACTGCGTCGGCCGATTCCACCTTGGCCTTTTCGCGCTCCTGGCGCAGCTTCAGCTCGATATCCATGTTGAGCTTCGAGGCCCCGGACACGTCCTTCAATGCCTTCGCCAGGAACATCAGCTCCTGGCTCTCGACGGGACTCTCCGATTCCCCCATCGTCGACAGCGTCTGGAACGCGACGGCGCGCAGCATCTCCGGCAGCAGCCGCGCAACGTCTCCGTTGGGCTCGCTTTCGAGCTTGTCGATCCAAACCTTGGCGACTTCCTGTGCCTCGCGGAATTTCTCCATCGACGCGCGGGCCGACTTCGTAAAGCGGCCGACGGCCGACCGCGAGACGTTGGCTCCCAGGTCGCGTAGCGTCTGGACGATCTCATCGATCGTGTGCCCCGAACGAATCAGTTCATTGCAGGCGTCTCGAATAGCGGGGTCGAGCCGCTCGATGCTGGACCGGCGTGCCATTTCAAGCCCCCGGCATCGGGCGCTTCACGCCCGGCTGCACGGCTCGCCCCAGAGACACGTCCAGTCCGCGGCCGGTGAGCGTGGCGACCTGGACACCAGCAACGTCGGCAACGGTCACCAGCCCCTGCTCGGCCAGCCACGCCAGATCCGTCCGCAGCCGGTCTGTTGCGACTGCATGCCCCCAGTACTCCAGCAGCTGCAGCAGCACGTATTCGCTGGCCTTGTAGCCGCCGCTTTCCTTCAGACTGCGCAGAACGACCAGGCGCCGGTCTTCGGTTTGAATGGCTTCGTAGGGAGTGCTCATTGCTTTTGGCTCAACAGAAAATTCTCGATGCGGGTGAGCGAGCTACGAACGCCGTGCATCTCGCGTTGGGTCGATTCCTGGTTCGCCTTCACTGCCTTCATGTCGCCCTGCAGCTCGGCGAATTTCTCCGGTGCCGGCAGGTAACGAACGGTGGTCTCCAGGCTGTCTAGCCGACTGGCATGCTTGGCGAGCGCTTCCGCCATCGTGGCCTCGACCGCCTTGATATGGGCGGTGTTGTCTTTGTCGCGCGTAGCGACCCACGTGTACGCGATGGAGGCCAGAGGCAGACCGACGCTGCTGAAGAGCAGCACAGCAAACTTCACTTCTTCCATTCCGATGATCATTCCGCTGCCCCAATTGCGGCCGCGTCACGCACGGCGTTTCTGTCGAAGTCGAGCAAGCCGATCACTTGGCCGCGGAGTTGATTAGCGTCGTCTGCCACAGCTCGATATCGAGCTGTGCATTCGCCGAGTAGTCCACGGGCGGTGGTCGCTTCGCGAGCGAAGGCGGCAACGCGGGGATCCTCGGCGCCGCTGGACAGCTCAGCAGCGCGTTGGTTGAGGGCGGCGATGGTGTTGAGCAGGCTGCGCTCGCGAGCAGCAGTAGCGGCAGCGCGAGCCTTGTCAGCCTCTTCACGTTCGGCTTGTTCATTGGCGATCCTTTCGGCTTCGGTTGCGCGGGAGGAATCTTCGGCACGAGCTGCCCGCTCTCGCTCGGCCTGTTGTTCCTTCGCTGCAGCGGCTTGGCGGTCCTTTTCTTGCTGCCACTCGGCTCGCACCTCCGCTCGCCCGCTTTCCTGAATCGCCTCGTAGCCGAGCCGAGCCCCCAAAGCGGCGACTGCTATCAGCAGGATCCAGAGCAGCCATTCCCACCGCTTGATGAAGTCGCCGATCATGAGCGCCTCCTTTCGCGCGGATCCAGCGCGCCGGGCTGCGCAATGACGCGTAGGATGACGATGACCAGGCCAAGGCAACCCGTCAGCCACGGCCAAACGCGCGGCGAAATGGCGAACTGGAACAGGGGCAGTACTTCTGCCTGTATGAGGGATAGCAGGGCCAGCACGACCGCCGCCTGTACGCTGGTCAGCCGCCAGCAGCGGTGCCAGTTGTCGATCAGCTTCATGGGCGGCACCTCGCGCGCCGCACGGCGCGTTTGTGTCGCAATTGATTGCGGTGCTTGCGTGCCATGCGCTGCACATGTGCGGCGGTCCAGCCAGGGCCGCGCTTGGTGAAGAACACCGACCCCCATTGGCTGCCCACCAACCGGCGGCGCTTGGCTTCGACGCGCGGCGTGATGCGTTGCACTGGCGCAGTTTTGGTCTCGGCAGGGGTTGCCCCGAAAGCTAGGCCCACGCCCAACGCGGCCGCGATCATCCACGCTTTGGAGTTACGCATCGAGACGCTCCAGCAGGCTGGATGCGATCGGCAGCATGCCGCCCTTGAACCAGGACTCCACCGAGAAGCCCGGACACGTCTTCAACCATTCAAACGGTTCGATGCGACCGTTGCCGTTCTTATCGGGAGAGAAGTCGCGGTGACCGAGTACGCCGCGAGCCTTGGCGTTTTGCGCGACATTGGCGAATGCCAGCGGGACCTGAAACTGATCTGCAAGTGCGGTGACCAGCTGCGCGGCCGCATCCCATTGGGAGACGGTGAACTTGTCGTAGCCGATCAGGCATATCCCGATCGAATCGCTGTTGTAGCCTGCGACGTGCGCTCCCACTTCAGCGATTGCTCGACCCGTATGGACGTGCCCGTCGAGGTCGACGACGAAGTGGTAACCGATCGACGGCAGTTCGGGATTGAAGCGGGAGACTGCGGAAGGGTCGCGACGGAAGCCGCGTTCCTTGTGCCAGCCGTCGATGACGGCAGCGGGGGATTGCGTCGGCGACAGCGATTTGCCGTTCTTCGTCGCCGAGCAATGAAGGACGATTCGATTGATTGTGCGCATGAGACACCGTCGGTGAAAGGACGGTGCCAGTGTCTCCGCGCGCGCGTGAGAGGACTAAGTAAAGGGCTTTACTCTTTATCGGATGGGGGTATAGCCATGCTCTTGAAGGCACTCTCGCATCGACATCATCATCGAATCGATTGGCCGCCTCTCGGATACGTTGGCCGTTGCCGACTCTGCGGCAGATGAACCCACAACGGTGCCCGCACCGATCCCCACGCCGACCGGCATGATGGCAGCTCCAAGCAGCGCACCACCGGCCACTACCGCACCAGGCATCTCGGCGTTTCGGGCTTCGGCCTCGCGATGGTAGGTAACCATCGCTTCCTTTCGACATTGCTCGTGGTCCAAGTCGTACTTGGCCTGGTCACCGATGCTTGCAGGATCAACCCACGTGCGCCGCGATTCGGATGTTGCGCATCCGCTCAGCGCCAATGCGGCCACCGACGCGAATGCCGCCAGGACCAGCCCGGAGGAAGACAGCTTACTCATAGCCGTGAGATTCCTATTCTGACCTGACCTTCAATCACGATGTCCTTCGCTTCCTCTTCGGGAAAGTAGCGCGCTGGGAAACTTACCGAGTCTTCACTGCTTATCTGCAGCCCGCCATTCAGGCGTTGCAGGTACTTGATCGACATCTCACCCTGATACACGAACGCGAATATGCCTCCAAGAGAAGGATCCGTCTTCGATCGGTCCAGCATCAATCGTTCACCGCTCTTGATTACTGGGTACATCGAATTGCCCCGCGAGCCGATGATAACCGTCTGTTCAGGGACGAGCCCTTCGCGGAGCAACCAGCTTCTCGCCACGGGAACGATCTCGATCACCCTGGCTGATTCGATCCAACTGCCGTGGCCGCACGATCCGATTGCATCGTAGTGCGGGATTGGCACTAGGTCTTCCTCGGCTCCCGGTGTGCTTTTCACGCCGTCGCGCGACTTAACTTGTAAAGGTGGATCGTGAAAAAAAACAACATCCAAGCTCACCTTCCGCTCGGCCGCCACCGCGATCAGTTCGGCATACGGGATAGAGCCCGTCCGCTTTCTATTGGCGAAACGGCTAGTGCTGAAGCCGATCAGCTCGCATAGCTCCGCGTCCGTCTTCACCCCAAAAGCCGTTTTTGCCCTGCCTATGACCTGGTCGAAGTCCAGCTCAGGCTCCATGAGTATTCACCTGTTGATTGCTCATAAATCGTGAGTTAGTATACGTGTAAAGGTAACAAGTTAACGAAAACTAACTCATGAATCCTTACGACATACAGGCGGCGATCAAGAAGGCCGGGCACAGCCAAGCCTCAATCGCCAGGAAGCTTCGGGTTAGCCGGACGGCCGTCACCTATGTCGTCCGCGGGGACTCGAACTCCAAGTCGAAGCGCATAGCTAAGACTATCGCCGCCATCACCGGAAAGTCACTGAACGAACTGTGGCCTGGGCTGTATGTCTAGGTCGCCGGATTTTCTCACGAAATGTGAGACGAGTTTTGCATCCTTAAACTTTTTTGCAACTCACAAAACATGAGCCGAAAGACTGACTACACCAACCAAGCCCAGCAGCGCCTACTTCGGGTGATCTTGGCTCTGTTCTCCGATGTGGTGAACGGCCTGACGGTCACCCAGGTGGCAAAGGCAGCCGATTGTTCGGCTCCCAATGCCATTCGCGACTTGGACAACCTTCGAACCGCCGGCTTCGCCGAGCGCGATGAGGAAGCAGGCGTTTGGCGCCTGACAGCACGGCTTCCCCAACAAGCCATCAAGGTCTGGACGTCAATCGATCGCGCCGAGCGCAGGTTGGCAGATGCCCGCGCTCGTTTTTCCCGTAACGCTGACTGAGAGATCAGAACATGACAAAAGGCCGTAAACCGCGCAGTGCGGAAGTCGTAGAGGACATCGTTCTCGACCAAGAACGGGTGGACGGGGCAATGGATAGCATGCGCTCCGAAGCCAAGCAGCTCGCCCTGGCGAACGCCCAGCAGGAGTCGATGGTAAGGGCCGTCGCGGAGCAGCTGGGATACAGCCTGCCAGCTGACAGCATCGATCCGGATCTGATCCAGCGCGATATCGCGGCCAACATGCGACGCAGCGTCGAGGCGTGCCTCGAAGTAGGCCGGGGTCTGCGTGTACTCAAGGAAGCGTGCCCCCACGGACAGTTCCTGCCCCGCCTCGAAACGTTGGGACTCGAGCCTCGAGTGGCACAGAAGTTCATGGCGACTGCCGTCAAGTTCGCAAATGCGTCGTCAACGCCGCTTTTGCTGGCTGCGGGCAACCAGACCAAGTTGTTTGAAATGCTCGTCCTCGACGACGAACAGATAGAGGAACTGGAACTGACCGGCCAAACCGGCGAACTGAAGCTCGACGACATCGCCACGATGTCCGTCAAGGAACTGCGGGCCGCGCTGCGTGAAGAGCGTGCTGAGAAAGAGGCCGCCGAGCAGTTGCTGGCCGACAAGAACGGGCAGTTGGACGAGCTGCGCAAGAAGAACCGGCGTATCAAGACGGTTCCGCCCGATGAAGTGCTGGGCGAACTGCTCAAGGAAACAACCTCGCTGGGGCATGCCGCGGCCGCTCAGATCGAAGGCCATCTGCGGCAGGGATTCGTCGCGATCGCAGACCACCACGAGCAGCAAGGCGGCGATAGCACGGCCTTCATGGCG